AGGCAACATACGTGAACCATCTGGAAATTGTGTACGATCCAATGCTTCTGCAAATTCGTATGATTCTTGAGCAGCCGCACTTTCAACCAAATTGATAACAGCATCGTGATAGATGTCTGGCATATTTTCAGTTGGGATAACTAGTGCTGAATATGCATCACCAGGTAAGGTGCGATAAGCAATCAATACTTTTTTATTGGTTGCTTTAATACGACCTACGTGTTTGATTTCGGCCATATTAAGCTCCGGTAGCAATTGAAGTTGCTGATTGTGCTTGTGCTGGTGCTTCTGGTTGTGGATTAGCTTTTTGTTGAGCGGCTACTGCGTCTAAAAATGCAGTTAATTTGGTGTAAGTTTGACCAACTGCTACCATTTCATTAGGCTTAAATGCTCCACGTGAGCTAGCAATATCAATAATTACTTTCATTGCGTTAAGATCATTAACTGAAAGATCATTAGATTGTGCTGGTGTTTCTTGTGTATTATTCTGTACGTCAGTCATAATATCTCCTTATTGAGTACGTATTTAATTATCTCGTTTGTAAATGTGGACAGGCAATCGTGAAAAAACTTAATTCCTTTTCACTTTCAAAACCAATACGTATTCCGTAGATTATAGTATTGGTATGATCAAGCATAACGTCTTGTCCAACATAGTACCTATTATTTAGATTCTTACGTATCCAGGAGTCGATAGATTTGACTAGAGTTGGATTATAACGGTCCATACTAGTATACTTAAAATGAGGACAGGCAACCTCAACCCTTCTTAAACCAAAATAGTTTAAGGGGTTGGGCTTGCCATTTTTTATTGCCATATTACGCCGTTTCTTTTACTTGCTCGTAATAAGCATATTCCCCAAATGGTGGAACAATCTTATCGTTGCCATGGATAATGAATACTGTGTCGCAGTAATTTTCATCACCCCAGCTACCCCAAGGATAACCATCTGTAAACATGATAAACTTCTTAGGCTGAATATCATTTTCTTTCATGTATTCCCAGTTGGCATCAAATTCAGTTCCGCCACCGCCCATTGGTTCATAGTTATCAAAATCGTCCATGCAATAACCATCATAGTCTTGTTCATTATAGACTTTGGTATCAAAGCACCAAACTTTAATCTTAAAGTCTCTGTACTCTTGCATAATACCTTTGATCTCACTTAAGAAATCTTTGGCCTGCTCGTCACCAATGGACCCCGACATGTCAATGCTTACACAGATATCAATAGTATCTTGAAATTGTGTTCCAGGTAGTATAGCGTTCATGTGCCAGCCTTTACGGTTAGGACGCATAAACGAGTAGTCGTTCTTAATAGTGCTTTGGATCTGTTGACGAAGAATTTCGCGCCAATTCATCTTTGGCTCTGTTAATTCCTTAATCATGCGTTGTACACTAGCAGGAGTATTACCAGCACCTGCGGCTTGTGCGGCCTGTACTGTAGCTTCGCGAATCTCGTCACGAATCTGTTTCAACTCTTCCTTGCTGTATCTTGGCTGACCATCCTTACCGTTTTCACCCCAATCAATGTGGTCGTCTAGTAATTGACCCAATGCATTTAGTTCGTCTTCGTCCATTTCGTCAAAGATCTTGTCGTAGACTTCCTCTGCACCCATACCGTAGTATTTGGTATCATGGAAAATTTTGATACCTTCAATATTGTGTTCGCCAATCCGGTCACGAACCAATTGTCCATTTACACAGTAATCTGCGGCAATGTTAAAGATGCGTGGGTTACGACTTTCTCTACGACTCATGTGATCGAACACATTGTGCAGAATTTCGTGTGCAATAACGAACTCTACTTGTTTAACTGTTAGAGGTTCAAAAAATTCACGATTAAAATAAATTGTACGTCCGTCTGTTGCGGCTGTGCCCATCCATTCACTGCCTTCTTCAATTTTTAGGCGTGTTGCCATATTGCCAAAGAAAGGATGACGGAGTAGTAGACCCACACGGGCTACGATAATTTTGTCGATAATTGGATCTGCGTGTGACATGAATGCTCCTTTACTGTATGTATATATTATAACACCTCCCGAAGGAGGTGTCAAATACTACTAAACCGAATTATTTACGGCTGTCTTTTTCGGTAGCGGCACTGATGTATTTGCCAAACTTAGCATGGAACTCATCAAAACACTTGATTTCGTCCGGATCCAAAGGCAGTTTGTAAGTGCTCAACGCAACCTTTGTGCCCATAATAACCAATTCTGTTTCAAAGTTATTCATCATAAATTCGAAAAAGTTATTAGTTTGATCACTCCAATTTTTGGCTTTTTTGTCGCAAGCATCTTTCAATTCGTAGCACAAGGAAACTGTTAAAGAGTACATAGCTGAAATCTCTTTGGAGTCCATTTTCTTAACTTTGCCGCTCAAAATATCTGTAGGATTAGGCATTTTGCTGGCATGTTTGCGGTGTGCCATAAATTTGATAGCAAGCCCTTCGCCAACAGCACCGCTAATCAAATCTGTAAGTGTTTCGTTATCCACATCGTCGTCTGTAAGCAATTCGCTTACAAATGACCAAGAGCGTGGAGTAGCAAATGCACGTGAGCTAGACTTTGGATCAAAGTCATAAATGTCCTTCTTAGAGAAGCTCAAAAAGCCCACAACGTCTTTGTGTACTTTGTTTTCAGTAGCCCACTCAAAGTAGTCGTCCCAGTTAACTTGCATTTCCAAGTGAACAAAACGATTAGCCAACGGAGCAGGCATACGGAATGTAACACCCTTGTCTGTTTCGCGGTTACCAGCGGCAACTAATACTACGTTTTCTGGCAAATGATAAGTACCAACCTTACGATTTAGTACTAATTGATATGCCGCGGCTTGCACACTAGGAGCCGCACTATTCATTTCGTCTAAGAACAAAATGATAGTTTTGTGTTGTTTTGCCATTTCAGCACTTGGCAATTCTGCTGGAGGAGCCCAACGCATAGTGCCATCGTTGCTGTCAAAATATGGAATACCTTTAATATCGGTAGGTTCCCAAAGGCTCAAACGTACATCAATTACGTGAGCGTCCAACTCGTCACCAAGTTGTTTAATAATATCGGACTTACCAATTCCTGGAGGACCCCATAGGAAGATTGGACGTTTGTTTTTGAATGCTTTGCGCAAAGATTTTTTGGCACCGCTTGGGCCAACTGTGCGACTGGAAATTTCTGCCATTTTGCTTCCTATCTTAAGTTAAAAAATACGGGTTGAAGTAACGCTGTATGTATATATTATAGTGTCACTTAGGATAAGAGTCAACTGTTTTTTTATCTTTTTATAGAATTTTGGCTAATTCTTTTTCTCTTTCGTTCATAGCTTTAATCAAACCAAATTTTCGTATATCGTCTGAAAACAACATGAGTTCAAAACTTTTCTTTTCTGAGAATACTGTGATAGACATGTTGGTTAGGTAGTAGGGGCAGTCCACATACCTTTCCAAAAATATAATAGTTTGAGGACTTAGTTCGATTGGTTCGGTAAATGGAATTTCGTATTCTTTCAGTTCCAAATCTTTAACCAAAAACACATAACCTTCGTCACTCAAACGAAAATTGGTTTGTTTACCTGCACGAGTACTTTGCCACCACTTGCGCCCAAACATCTTAACATTGATGTCGTCTGTACTCTTACCCCACTGCTCTAAAAAAATCTTAGTAAGAGTGTCGCGTGTTATCATTTTATTATGGTGCCTTGTGTTAGCATGACAACTTGAAAATCATCTACACCAAATGTTTGATTCAATTTCTTTGCCAAATTATGTGCGTGGCCAGGATTTGAAAAAGAAACTTTTTTATATTTGGGTCCAGGATAGGAGGTAAGGCTATTAAATGATTTTAGATTAAACGGTGCGTTTTTATAGAATACTGCCCAAATGGCATCCGCTTCTAAAATCTGCTCAGATTTCCAGGTTTTCTTGTTTGTATGTTCTAATAAAACTTTTGGTTTAGGTCTTGACATTATGCGTATCCAAATATGTACGCATATATTTATGTCTATTTGTTATCAAACCCACCACCGTCTAATAGCACCTGTACTACTTCAGGGCCTTCTGCGGTATGTTTTTTAAGCTCATTAAACAAACTAGTATAGTCTTGTAACAGTTTATCTTGTATTTCCAACAAGGCTAGATTAAGTAACCTAGCCTGTTGAATAGTCAGTTTAACTTCTCGTTGGTTACCCAATTCTGCGGCTCTTAAGGCTTGTCCAAATTGGGTTATAGGAGTTGTATTAATCTGATTTTGCATTAGATAAGACCTGTTTCATTTCAAATTCTGTTTTGAAAGGACCTTTGTATGGATTGCGTTCTAATGTAATAACTTTAGGACAGAATGATTTAACCCATCCTTTGTTAAACTTGATAGTATAGTAGCCTGCACAGTATAAACTCTTGCTGGCATTACTTTTAGTGAATAACGGTAATTTGCGTCTTACATCATACATACTATTGTAAGGTTTTACACTAGTGGGGTATCCGTGACATTCGTTAGGTTCGGCAGTTGTAACTTTAACCTTGGTACTGGTTAGGAAGAAACCTGCTCCAAATTGTTTTGTGAGGTCCTGTTTCTTATTAAACATTACTTCACCGTTGGTACTGGATAGTACAAACTTGTTGTTTTCTTTTTTGTGTAGTGTTGCGACCTTAGTGCCATTCTGCTCTACGATCCAAAACTTACCATCCACAATAGGCTTGGCGTGTATTTCAGTCATATTTTTCTCCTTAATATTATTCTACCCCGAAGGCGTTGGAATAATGTATGTATTTATCTCAATTATCGAGTGGTAATGTGTTCCACTCTTTGATTAAATCGAGAACTTCTTGTTCAGAATTACAAAGAGTTTTTGTGTTGGCCCAATCTTCTTTCTTGTTGCGGCCGCCAATTTCGACCATCCAACCGTTGTCGTAACGATTGATACTAATATTTTCATTTACTTTAACTAATTTGCTCAGTGATGCCATGTAATTCTCCTTGATATTTGGCTTGAAACGGTTCTGCGTATGTCTGAATATTATCAGCAATCTTTTTCATATCCCATGCGTTACAGAATTTAAGCATACGGATACCAACTTGTGTAATGTCTTTTGGACGAGCATTAGCCAATATTGTTTCTTTAATTTTTTCTTTAATATCCGCCGGTTGTGCTGTTAGATCGCACAGTTGTACATTGCGTTGATAATCTTCTAGGACTCTGTGTTCTTCGCCATTGTGGTCAACCCACCTCTGTAACATGAGATTGTTCCACGCATATCCGCGGCTTTTACGATCTTCGAACGCTTCAAGCAAACCAACTTTGTTTTTAGAACCTTTAGTACGCACACCTGGATACGCTGAGAAGACATTATCACTGGTATCACCACGCATGCATTTTTCGAATAGCATCCACTCTGGGTCTTGCGCTGGCTTAGGTTCGCCTGTCTTTTTGTCTTTAACGGGTTTGCCTTTGGCATCAAAGATTCCTTCGTGTGTAATATGTAAGTCACCTACACCGTTGTACTGACTAACATTAGGACCAATTAATTGTGCAAAATCGCCATCTGTACTAATAATGACATGTTTTGCATCTGGATGTGCCTGTATCCAACCTGCAATTAAATCATCGGCTTCAAGATTTGGATGTTGCATCACTGTGGCGTTAGTTTTTTCAATAATGAAATCTTTGAATTGATCAAATGCTTCCCAGAACAATTTGTCTTCATCTTGTTCTTTCTGTGTCATGGCCGCACGAGTTTCTTGCCTATTGGCCTTGTAGGGTTTGTAATAGTCCTTACGCCAGCTACGACCTTCAAGGCAGAATACTACGTGACTGCCACCAAAATCTTGCCAAGCCTTTTTGATACTGTTAAGTGTTATATGAAAAGCCATGCCTAGTTTGATGTCAGCGGAACCTTGTACCACATGACGAGCACGGAAGAAAGTATTTGCAGTATCAACAATAATATGTGTCATTCAACTTCGGCTTTGCCGTTTCCTAATCTGTTTACATTAATATAACCACCAATTGTGCGATTAGGTTGTTGGCCTGCTTCTGCTAGCATGTTGCCTGCCAAATCTCTAAACCACCGATCCACAATCTCTTCATCTGGATCACCATCAAATCCGTATCCAGCTTGTTTTAATTGTACTATAAACAGGTCATTCCAGTCAAGTTCAAAAAACCCATTACGGACATTTTCTTTGTTCACATGGGTATCCAAAACTACT